CACGCGTGATGATAATTTTGTTAAGCAAGTAGAAGATGGCTTTAAAAAATTATATGGATAAAATCCTTATAAGTCATGGGAGCCTGAGAATGGTTCCCATACAAAAACGCCATATCATTCCTATGTACAGCACTATGAGTGTAGAAAATTTATTTGAAGCTGAAGCAGTTTATAAAATAGATTTAATGAAAACATTAATACAATACTCTGAAACGCCAGATGTTTTTGTTGTAGAAAATGATAAAGAGCCTTTAGCTATTGTAGGTGTTACAGGTGTTACACATCAAAAAGGTATTATGTGGACTGTTTTTTCTGAAAACATGAAAGATAATTGGTTTTCTTTTGTTAAAGCATCTCCTAAGTTAATTGATTTTTTACACACCCACTACCATGAGATTGTTGTAAATACTTGGGAGGGCAATCATAAGATGCTTCAATGGTTAGGTTGGCTAGGTTTTGATCTTACAGAAATGTACGCTAATGAAAATGGTTTTAATATGGCTCATTTTGTGCGTTGCAATCAACACAGAAAGAATGTTTACGCTTTCTCATCAAGACCCGTAATTCATTGAGCAGCCCGTAAGGATACCTGCGTTGATATGACAGAGCGGACACTCAAGATACTCAAAATGCAACTTTAATAAGGAACTGAAAAAATGGCTAATACAATCGACACAGCCTTTATTAAGCAGTTTGAATCTGATGTGCATCTCGCGTATCAACGTATGGGTTCTAAGCTGCGAAACACTGTTCGTACTTCTAATGTTACTGGAAGTGTGGCAAGGTTTCAAAAAATAGGTGCTGGCTCAGCATCAACTAAATCGAGAAATGGTAACATAACTCCAATGGAACTAGCTCACACAACTGTTGAAGTAACAATGGGTGACTATTATGCTGCTGAATACATCGACAAACTAGATGAGTTAAAAATCAATATTAACGAGCGTCAAGCTGTTGCCCAATCCGCTGCTGCGGCTCTTGGTCGAAAGACTGATGAACTTATCTATGCAGCTATGGACGCTGCTGGTGGTACTGCAATACATGATACTAGCTCTGCTCTTCAAGTAGCTGATGTTTTATCATTGTTTGAAACTATGGGAACACAAAATGTCCCAGAAGACGGACAGCGGTATTTAGCAATGCATCCTAAAGGGTTTGCTGACTTGTTTGCAATCGAGCAGTTTGCTTCTTCTGACTATGTTGGACCAGCTAGTTTACCTTTTGCTGGTGGTATGACCATGAAGGAATTCATGGGCTTTAAAGTATTCTCTACCTCTGCTGTAACGGCTGGTAAGAATATTGCTTATCATACTAGCGCTATTGGGCTAGGCATAAATGCTGATGTTTTAACAGAAGTAAATTATGTAGCAGAAAAAGCTTCTCACCTCGCAACTTCAATGATGTCTATGGGGTCTGTCGCTATTGACGCCAATGGTATCTGTGAAGTTCTCGACAACAACTCTTAAGAAAGGGGTTTAAAATATGGCTTATAGCGCAAGCGGCTTAGCTCGAATTGGTGGCGATTCAAATGGATCTTTTTGGATGTACACATCTGCAGATCCAATTGCTACTGTAAACACGGCAGGTTACTTTAACGACTCAGCAAATATGCTTTCTGTTCGTGACGTAATTCTTGTTGTTGACACCAATGTGCCATCATCAAACTTAGTTAATGTTCTTTCGAACACTGGCACTGTAGTGGACGTTTCAGACGGCACTGCTATTGTTGAAACAGATGGTGATTAATAAAGGAGTGGGGGGTTAACGCCCCCCATTTATATATATGGCAGTAACAAGCACTTCAGCAGACTCCCCTGTAGATGTATCTAGCAGGGCATTAATTTTGATAGGCGCAGAGCCTATTACTTCGTTTGACGACGGAAACAATGAAGCACTCGTTGCTTCTAATATGTATGAAGATGTTGCTAGATCATCACTTGTTAATACAAGGTGGAGATTTGCAACTAACCAAGCTGTTCTTAATAAGTTATCTGATGCTCCTACTGGGAGATATGATTCAGCTTACCAGATACCAAGTGACTCATTAATGCTTCATGCAGTAACAGTAAATGATTACCCAATATTATATCAATCATATGGCGATAAAATATTTTGTGATGCTGGTTCTAATGACTCATTAATATTAGATTATACATTTAGAGTTGATGAAGAGTTTTGGCCTTCTTATTTTATAATAGCTGTAGAGTATGCTTTAGCTAGTGTGTTTGCAGTAGCTCTAGCAAGAGATGCAAGTCTTTCTCAATTAATGGAACAAAAAGGTTTGATGGCTATGGCTAAAGCTAGAGGTTTAGATTCACAACAACAAACAAATCGTACTCTAAACACATCGAGGTTTATAACTCAAAGGCGTAGTTGATGCAAAAAGTACGAGTACCTATTACTAACTTCCAGTTTGGCGAAGTAAGTCCTTCTTTATATTCAAGAACTGATTCTGATATCTACACTGCTTCTGCTCAACGAGTAGAGAATTTTTTTCTTAGAGCAGAGGGTGGAGTTATTAAACGTGCAGGATTAGAAAATATATATGAGTATGATACTACAATAGAAAGAACTACGTTTACTATTACTGTATCTGACTATGCTAATATAGCAGCAGGAACACAAATAAAATTCTCTGATGCAGATGGTAACTTATTTACTCTGCAATCAGAAACAGCAGGAAGTAGTGCGCCCTCTTCTTCTTCTGGTAATATACATTTTTTTAGACCCAACACTTCAAACAATGTAACAGCAGATAATATTTTTACTGCTATTAATGCTATTGATGGATTTACTGTAGCTAATCCAGCAGCGGCAGTTGTTACTGTAACAAGAGACAAGCCTAATGGCGGTACACATTTAGCAACAGAAAGCACAGATGTTACAAGATTAACTGTTATAAACTTTAGTGGTGGCTCTAAGGTACAATCAAGACTATTACCTTTTATATTTTCTGATGATGAGCGATATATAATATCTTTAGAAAACGCTAAACTAAGATGCTTTCAGATAAGCCCAACAACAGGTGCAGTATCTTTAGTAGCTACAGTAACAGCAGACACTGATACTAATGCGTTACCTTTTTCAGATACTTATTTACATGAATACACATTTGCACAAGCAGGTGATGTTATGTTTATTTGCCATCCATTGTTTATGCCAAGGCAGTTAGTTAGAACAAGCCTTACTACATTCCAAGTAGAAGTGTTTGCATTTGATGTTAAGTCTGATTCTAAGTTAATTTACCAACCATATTTTTCTTTTCAATCGCTAGGTGTTACACTCGATCCTTCCAAAACAAGTGGTAGTGGTGCTACATTAACTACTAGCGTTGCTTACTTTGACACTACAGGAACCCAATCTGGTGGTGATTATCCAAGCTCTTTACACGTTGGAGTTACTCTTAGATATCACAACTCAGAAATAGAGATTACCTCTGTGCAATCTTCTACTCAAGCAACAGGAACTATACTTGATTCTTTAGAGCAAACATTAGATGTAAATGCTTTTAGAACAACAGATGGTTCTGCCGAAGTTATTGTTACTCATGTTAAACACGGGCTATCAGTTAGTGACGTTGTTGTTGTTTCTAAAGCAGCAGCAGTAGGTAATATAGCTTCTAGTAATCTTAATGGATCTAGAACTATCACATCTATTGTTGACGATAATCATTATACTTTTGATGCAGGTGGTTCTGCAAATGCTAGTGTTGATGGAGGTGGTGCGCCAGTAATGACTACACACGCTGCTTCTGCTAATTGGTCAGAGCAATCTTTTTCTGCTCTTAGAGGGTTTCCTGCTGCTGTAACATTTCATGAAAACAGATTAGTTTTTGCTGGTACTATATCACAACCAGATTCTATCTTTATGAGTAAGTCTGCTCAGTATTATAACTTTGATGTAGGTACGGCAGAAGACAGTGACTCAATACAAATTACAGCAAGTATCGGTGAAATAAACCAAATACTACATTTAGTATCTAATCGTGATTTACAAATATTTACAACTACATCTGAAATGTTTGTACCTACATTTCAAAACAAACCATTAACACCAACAACAACTACAGTTAAAAGACAAACGCCTTTTGGTAGTGCTTTTATTAAACCACAAGTAATTGATGGTGCTACTGTTTTTGTACAAAAAGGTGGGGCTATTGTTAGAGAGTATTTATTTACTGACTCAGAGTTAGCTTACTCAGCAGGGTCAGTATCTGCTTTATCTAGTCACCTTATTAAAGCCCCAAAAGAAATGAACATACTTTATGGTGCAATAGATAGAACAGAAAGTTACATATTTGTTGTAAACAATGATGGTACTCTTGCTGTGTTTAATTCTAACAGAAATGAAAAGCGAGCAGGTTGGACAGAGTTTACTTGTCAAGGTAGGTTTATGTCTACTGTAACTATAGATGACAGAGTATTTGCTAACATAGTTATTAACACTGGTGCAGGAACACACACAATGTTTCTATGTGAATTTCAAGCAGCACTAAATACTGATGTGTCTAAAGTTTACACTGGTAGCGCAGGTGTTTTTGATGTGTCTGCTACTTACGCTAATGGTGCTGTTGTTGATGTAATTAATGGCACAAACTATCTTGGTCAATATACTGTAGCAGGTGGTAATGTAGATGTTTCTGCTGTTGAGTTGGCTACTGTAGCAGAGATAGGATTAAAGTTTGATGTTAACTTAATTACAAATCCAATAGATATGGTGTCACAAAGTGGGCCAGTTACAGGTGAACCAAGGAGTTTAGCTAGTGTAGTTGTTGACTTAAACACTACTCTATCTGTAAGTGTAAATGGAACTAATCTTTTAATTAGGCAAGTTACTGATGACTTTTCTTTGCAGCAACAACCAGTTACAGGCAAAAAAGAGTTTAGGTTACTTGGATACAATCGTGATCCACAGATCACAATAAGTCAATCAGCACCATTACCAATGCAGGTTAATGGTATAATAGCGGAGTTAGTATTCTAATGTGTTTTGAAATTATAGCAATGGTTGCAAGTGCTAGCAGCACTATGATTCAAATGGAAGCTCAAAAAAAGCAAGCAGAAGCAACCGAAAAAAATGAACGCAGAGTTGCAATGCAACAAAAAATTGATAGAGAAATGGGCAAAGTTCAAGCATTGCAAAGACAAAACCAACGTGTAGAAGAATATATTTCTGCTGAAAAATCTAATATGGCTGTGTTTTCTGCAAGTGGCGTTGATGTAGATAGCGCATCTCAAAAAGCTTTCCAAGAAGCTAATGCTGTTACTGTTGGAGAAGATGTAAGGGCAATAGCTTTTCAAGCTGATATGGATGCTAAGACTAGAACTGTGCAAGCAGGTATGGCAGAGCAACGAGCATCATATGCTTTAAGCGCAGGATATGCTAAGATGATGGGTACTGCTATTGCAGGCATTTATAATACAGCAATTGTAGCACCTAAAGGATAATAAAATGGCTGGAATAACTAAACAAAAAAGATCCTACATAAATCAACCAATAGGTGTTACTAGATTTGAAACTGGTGAAGATGAAATGTGGGAATCTGTTGCTAATAGCGCTAGTCAGTTAAATCAAATAGCTTTAAAAGAAGGTGCTAGGCAAGCAGAAAAAAGTGGTTTTGATGCAGCTATGGCTGTTGATCGAGCTAATTTAGTAGCTTTTGATGCAGAAACAGGCGCACCTAAAGCTTTAGACGCTTCTTTATTTAGTGCAGGTATAATTGCTAAAGATGCTTACAATAAAATTATTCAATCTAGGTTTAGAGATTCTATAGAAGAAGAATTAAAAAATAAAGCAGGTGAATTACAATTAAAATATCGTTATGAACCAAAATTATTTCGTGAAGAAATGTCTAGGTATGTTGCTGACATGCACGAAAATGCACAAGGCAAATGGAAAGAAACTATTAAAGTAGCTGGTACTGCAATAGTTAATTCTACTGGTTTATTTATTGAAGGACAAGCTAAACAAAAACAAGATAAAGTTCTTGGTGATTATCTTGAAAATAAAGCTAATAAAGTTTTACAATCTGAAATAATTTATATTCTTAATTCTGGGCCTTTAGAAAATACTCTTACTTCTGCATTAGGACTTGTAGAAGAAACTTATAAAGATTTATTAAATGGTGCTTCCGCTAATGGAAATTACATAATTTCAAACGAAGCAGCAGAAGATTTTTATAATAAAGGTCTTGTGCAAATTTATACAAGAAAATTACAATTTGAATTTGAAAATTCAATACATAATATTCCTTTAAATGATTTAGGAAATTTATCAAGAACAAATGTTTTATCAGCTTTAAAAAATCAAAATAGCAGTCAATTAAATAAAAATGAATTAAAGCTTTACGATTCTATTTTTGAATTTGCAAAAGAAAGACCTGCTTTATTATCTAGTGTAGCTGATAGGGGTGCAAATTTTGTTTCTAATATGAATGAGCAAGCTACAAATGCTGCTTTACAAAATACTTATTCAGATTTGGCCTTGCATAAAGGAGAAATGAAACAAAAAATAGATGTTATTAATCAAAGTTTTTTCTTAGAAAATTGGAAAGATGCAACTCTTTTAGATGGTTCTTTAAATAATTTATTAGAAACAGCAAGAAGCGAAAATATAAAAGTTCTTTCTCAATATGGAAATTCTGAAACAGATCAAATTCAAGCATCATTAGCTAAAGATGAATTAACTTTATTAGAAGATAATATATCAAGAAATATTATTTCTAAATTAGTTTTAGGTAAAGAGACTAATAGAGCAAATCATATAAAAGCAAAATTATTATCTGTAAATTATAATGAAATATCTTTTACTAAAGATGAGCAACAGCTTATTGATTTTTTTCATAATAACAATTTATCTATACAAGGCAAAGAAAATATTTTTAATACTGCTGCTGCTATTTTTGCTGGCGACAAAGGTAAAAGACGAGAAAAACAATTAAATCTTGCTAATAAAAAAGAATTAGAATTTCTTGCTTTTTCAGAAAGCACTACTGATTTTGATGCTATTATAAATATGGCTAATGGATATCGCGCAGACGTTAAAGAGGGTGCATTTGTTGATTTAAATGCAACTAGTAAAAGTGCATTTCTTAATACTATTAACGCTATTGTACTTAAAGCTTCTGTTCAAAGAGTTGGAAAATTTAATAACTTAACAGAAGTAAGAGCTGCTAAAGAATATTTATTAAATAGTGAATATAAATTAAAAAAAGGAAAAGAAACTGTTTTAGATAATTCTCCAAGAATTAAAAAAGTTATTGATGAAACAATGAAATTGCCAGGGGCAACTAAC